GAGGAAGAGGAGGAAGACGATGAAGAGCGTGCTGTCGAAACCGAGGTAATTATTGCAGACCCAGACCTCGTACCAAATGCTTATGGGCTGCGAAACAAAAATGTAGAGCCGGAGGCTCGTTCTCAAAATTCTAAATCTGAAGAAATGTCAGACAAGACAAAATCAGCCCCGGCCTACGTACAGGGTTTGGGCGACACTGAAATGCATGTGTCAAAGCGTTACAGCTTTGGCAAGGCAATCAAAGAAGCGGCACAGGGTCGCTTGACCGGCCTCGAAGCCGAGATGAACACTGAAGCTCGCAACGAGTTCAATGCTTCAAAGATCAACGTGAGCGGGGGCTTCTCTGTTCCTTCTATCGTTTTGCGTAACGACGCTCCCTTGGGTGTCGACGCTGGTACTTACGGTGATCCCGCTGCTGCTACGGCTACTGCCTTTGGTGGTACGATCGGTGTGCAGGATGCTGGCCTCGTGGCTGCTTTCCGCCCCAACGATATCGCTACTCAGCTCGGCGCACGCAGCTTGACTAACCTCACCGGAGACGTTGTGTTCCAGGTGCAGAACGCTGAAATCGCTGCTGAGAAGTTGCAGGGAACTGACGGTGCTATGGCTGCTGTCTCTGCTACTGTTGACAGCGTGGGCTTCACCCCAAAGACTTTGAGCCCTACTCGCTACAGCGCGTATGCTAAGGTCACAGAGCAGATGCTCGCTCAGTCTGCTGACGACATGGGTGCCTTCATCGCTGCTGACATCCGTAAGGCTGTCGAGGCTAAGTTCAACGCGGACATCATCACTGACATCCGCTCTGCGACTGTCGCAAACTTCAACGACGGGGCATCACCTACTGCTGATCTGAAAGACTTCGTCGAGGCAAGTATGAACCCTCTCCACTTGGAGGAGCAGTTGTTGAAGGATGATGTCGACCTGGCAAACATCCGCTGCTTGGCCTCTGCTACGGCTTTCCGTAAGGCTCGCACCTTGAGCTTGGATGCCGGCTCTGGACTCTTGTTCGCTGCTACTCCAGCAGAGCGTCGCTCAGTGATCGGTTACGACACAGTGATCTCTTCCGGTGTTACCGGTGGTGAGTTGTTCATGATGGATCAAAATCAACTCGTCATGGGTACATGGGGAGGTGTGAACATCATGGTCGATCCTTACACTGATGCCAACAACGGAGTGATTCGCATCATCGCCAACGTCTACAAGTCGTTCCAGACTTTGCAAGCTCAAGGCTTCGTGGGTCTCGACGGCATGTCGTAATAGCCAACTAAAATAACTGGGGGCTAGGAAATAGCCTGGCCCCCTTTTATCTACTCGCATGAATCTAAAAGTAACACGTACCGACTCCAACGCTTCGACGACACTCTTTGCCGCCGCTGAAGCTGACGCGCTCGCTTTGCTGCGTAGCCATGTACGTGCTATTGATGACAGCGAGGATGACCTGCTCAAGATATACCTTGACGCAGCCATCGACTACATGCAGGAGCTCAGCGATCGGCTCCTCGGTACCCATGATGTAGTGGTGACTCTCGATTACGATGAGGTCATTCACCATCATGGCGTCACCATCCCTAAGTGTCAGAACATCGGCGACAGCTTGACCATCAAGTACCGTAAGAAGGACAACTCCTTTAGCGAGGATGTGACGGCTAATCAAGTGGGGGACCCTCTCGCAGATAATCCCGATTACCTCGAAGACTTCGAGTACGTCTGGCAGAAAGGTCGCTACCCCGCTCTCATCAACTTGCGCAACCTACCGGGGCAGTTGGATGAGACTAGCGAGTTCAGCGAAGACTTCGTAGAGCTCGCATTCACGGCAGGTACGGCCCTGGCCTCCCTGCCCAAGCAATACAAGCAAGCGGCCCTCCTGCTTGTTGGTCACTACTACAACATGCGTGAGGCCGAGAATATCGGTGGGATCACGACAGAGTTGAAGGAGGGCGTTCGTCGTCTAATCCAAAGTGTACGTCAGTTCTAATGAAGGCAGGAAGTCTACATGAGAAGATTGACATCTACCGTGTCACACGCACCATCAATGACTGGGGCGACATGGTTGAATCAGAGACTCTATGGAAGGAGGGCGTTCGTTGCAGCATCCTTCATCTGGGCACACCCTCTGCTGGGGCGTCTGAGTTTAGCGACGACGATCAAACGGTGGGTGAGATGAAGGCTGAGTTCAAGTGCCGTTGGGTTAGTGGCATCCGCTTCGACGATATCATCGAGTGGAACGGGGGTCGCTTTAATCTTTACTCCATCCTGCCTGTGGGTCGTCGCGAGGGTATGCGCCTTCGCGGTCGCCGTCGGGACAATCAGGATGATAGCAATCCCAATGTGTAATGGCTGTTGGAAGCGGAGCAGGAAAGTTCGTAGCCAACGTCTACGTCAAGGGCTTCAACCGAGGAGACCAGCTTCCTCGTCTCATGCGGAAGTATATGACTTTGCAGACTAGGGAAAAGGAACTCATCGCCGCCATGAAGAGGGCTGCAAAACCGATGAAGGAGATGATGGAGAATCTTGCTCCCGTAAGGACAGGCGCACTATCGCGCTCTTACGCTATGCGGAAGCTTGTTAAAACTCCTCCTCGCGTCATCGGTATTCGTGTTGGGGCGGTCAGTGGCAAGGGTGTATTCCAGGGCGACTCTTTCGCCAAGGCGGGGTGGCGTGATCACTTCGCGGAATTGGGTACTGTAAACCACGCTCCTCAACCTCACGTTCGTCCAGCGATCAATGCAACGCTGGGCACGTACAGACTAAACCTCGGCAAAGAACTTGCCGCGATTTTAAGAAAACTAAGAACAATCTAATGGCACTACTTAATGCAAATTACATGGGTCTGTACGTGTACGAAACACAGCAGACCACGCCGTACACAGTTCACTTGACCACGGCTGATGAGACTACTGCCGCCGACGCTGTAGAGCATGCTTGGGACAATGTTACTGGTGTACAAAATAACGACTTCATGCTGATTGTCAAGAGCAACGGTTATGACGTATGGGAGGGGTCGCCCCCTGATGGAAGTATCAGCAAGCCACTTATCGGAACCATCCAGGGTACGGCTTCAACATCGTCAGGCTTTACGGCTTACAACGAGAACACGTTGTCTCTCCTCGCTGCTGCCACGAACACATCTATTGATTCTAGCCGAACCATTGATGAGGTTGTGGCTAAGGGTAATCAGTGTGAATCTGAGACCTACACTACCGTTGGCGCTTTGACGTGGAGCGTAACTGCTGACGGCTTGATTCAGGATACTGTCGCCTCCGACAACTACGGCGCCTCTGCTCTCCTCGATATCGCTCGCGATAAGAAGTACGTTCTCGTCCGCTTCGTCCTCGACGTAGACGATATCAACGGCACTGGTGGTACAGAAAGCGAGGTTCAGTACTGGGGTCAGGGCTTCATTGAAAGCGTGAACCTATCCGGAACTTTTGACTCCACTCAAACCTATTCAGCTACCATTCGTGGGTACGGAAACTTGTACCGCTGGGATGCTACTGGCACAACCTGATAACAAAAAGACATGGCACTACTTAACGCTAATAATCTCGGAGTCTATATCCTCCGTCAAGACGACGTCGTTCAGACCAGCCCTATGCGAGTGGAGGTTGCTTCAGACACCGCCACGGCAACTACAGCAGTGGCGACGGCTGACCCGGCCGATACTATTTGGTTCGCTGTAAACCAAAGCAACGAGTGGCTTGAGTATTTGACTACTGGCCGCCCCAACGTGTATTTCTACGATCAGTCTGAGGGCACTAGCTCTGACCGGTCGGCAGAGCTGGATCTCGCGTATGCGGCAACCAATTCTTCCTTGGACTTCAGCACTGCTGTCGATGAGGTAGTTGCAAAGGGCAACCAGTGTAAGTCCTCTACATACACGAGCATCGGCGCAAACACCTGGACCATCACTTGTGACGGCCTCATCACCAACGAAAACCTGAATAACGTCCTTTACAATCGAGGCACTCAGATCTTCGATATGTGTAACAGAGGTGAGTACGTCATCGTCAAGTACATGCTTGATACAGAGGACGGGACGGGCACCGACGAAAACGATACTGTCTACATCGGACAGGGAATCATCGAGTCTGCTAACATCAGCGGAACCTTCGATTCCACCCAGACCTATTCAGCCACGATTCGCGGCTATGGTAAACTGTACAAATTTGTAAACTCATAAACTGAATATCATGGCTGTAATCAATGCAAACTGCGTAGCCATCTACTACTTGGAAGGATCGTCCTCCAAGCGCACCGTCTCCACATCGGACACCTCCACCACCGTTGCTGATACCTTCGTAATCAACACTAGCGGACAATTCCGTGGCGTGGCCGAGGACACTATCGCGACTTTTTACGACCTCACTATTGCTGGCGCTGCCACGAATAGCGTTATTGAAGTCAGTAATGCTGTCGAGAATGTCGCTCGTGACGGCTCCGGTGGTGTGCTCCAGGAGAGCACTCAGACATGGAGTGTGACCGCTGATGGTTTGATCCAAGACTCTAACGATACCGGTACCGACATCTTTCAGATGGCTATCGACAAGGACTATGTCGTTGTCAAGTGGTCTGTCGGAGAGGATGGTTCGGAGACGGAGTACGCGGGTCAGGCTCTCATTGAGTCGGTGAGTCTCAGCGGCTCAGTAGACGAAATCGCGACGTACAACGTTCAGCTTACAGGTGTCGACGACATCTACCCAGTAGCGTAATTTATCGGGGGCGGGGGTGTAGTTGCCTCCGTCCCTTTAACTCTTAATACAACCACACATGAATCAACTACGAGGAGAATTTGCCTTTACGGTAGGCAAGAAGAAGTACAAGGCAGTGCTGACGCTTAACTCACTGCGTCTTTTGTGTCAACACTTTAAGGTACCTCTTGACAAGGTGCAGGACTGGATGGGGGAAGATCCTCTCACTGCCGTTCCTGCCTTTTGCTACTACGGAGTGAAGAACGAAGCTCTACGCCGAGGCAAGTCCGCCGACCTCCCCGACTTCGACGTTTGGTGTGCTCAAGCACTGGACGAGTCACACACTATCGAAGAGATGATGGCCGCTGTGTCATCGGCTCTCGGTGGCGAAGATGATCAGAAGAAGGGAAACTAACCCCGTCTCCTAGCGAGGAGACGATTACTTGGGAATCCCTTTACCGCGCCGGATTTGCGATGGGCTTGCTTCCAGATCAGCTCTGGAGCTTGACCCTTCGCGAATTCATCTGGTATAGAGAAGGTTATTTGCAATCGCTAAAGCGGGACTGGGAGCGTACATCAGCAATGATGGCTCTCTTCGCTAATGCAAATGCAGCTAAGGGTAAGAAGTACAACCCCGACGACTTCAACCCCTTTAGTCAAATTGAAAGTCAGGGAGGTCAAGTTTCTTCGTCTGAAGAGGCAGAGGCTCTCCTGGAGAAAATGAGAAAATTCTAAGATGGCAAGTCTATCATCCCTGAGCAGACTATCTGCGATTCTGACACTGGACACTACGAATTTTATTCGTAATAGTGAGCGTGTATCTGCAAAGCTACTACAGCTACGTCAGCAAGCAGTTGGGTTTGGTCAGGGATTTTCTCGTTCCGTAACTTTTGGTTTCGCCCTTGTCGGGGCTGCTGCCATCAAGGTAGCGGCTGACTTTGACCGGGTCGATGCGCAACTTCAGGCTGTAACAGGCGGTAAGGGCCTGGAGCGTCTGAGAGAGCAGTCCTCTAAGCTGGGTCGTGAGACCATCTTCACTCGTACTGAGGTGGCGGGTCTCCAGCTCGAACTCAGCAAGCTCGGTTTCGCGGCGGCAGAGACGGCTGCCTCTGTTGAGGCCACCACAAAGATCACCACGGTATTCGGTGGTGACTTGACCAAGGTGGGTACCACCATCGCGGAGGTTATCCGTCAGTTCAGTAACAGTAACCTTAACGCCGGGCGGGTGGCGGACGTCTTGGCCGTGGCGTTCCGCAATACGGCCTTGAGCACTGAGAACTTCTCTCAGGCTATGAAGAACGTGGGTTCGGTGGCGAACATCACGGGCAACGATTTTGAGACTACCGTAGCGCTCCTGGGTCTGCTTGCCAACGCCGGTCAGAAGGGTGGTATCGCGGGTACTCGACTCAAGGGGGTGATGATCCGCTTGGGTAAGCAGTTTGGTGTCACTGGTGATGAGATTAAGCTTTTGACGTCGGGGCAGCTCGATTTCAATCAGCTCATCGAGATCTTCCGTAACCGCGCCGGTGTTGCTGCGGCAAGCATTGGTGAGCTGGGTGAGGAATTTGAGCTCCTGAAGGCTCAGCTCCTGGACGCTGAGGGTGCCGCAGACGCTATGGCTGCGGGCTTGGAGGAGCGACTCTTCTTCTCTCTTGAGAGAATCAAGAACTCGCTTCAGTCTGTGGGTATCGTGATTGGTGAGGCTCTCACGCCATTCATGCTGGACCTCGCTGATATATTCCAGAACATCGCTCAGGCGGTTAAGGATATGGATCGGGATACGCTGAAGCTTATCCTAACCCTTGCTGGACTGTTTGCCACTGTCGGCCCACTCGTCTTTATTCTGTCCCAGTTAGCTGGGGTTATTGGCGGTATCATCATTGCCCCCACCGTAGCTATTATTGTCACTCTCGTAACTGCTCTTACGGCGGCTTTGGTGGCGATGAATCTAGCCTACTCATCTTCGTTCGGAACTGTTAAGAGAGCCAATCAGCAGTTCGAGGATCAGATCAAGGCTACCGATACTCTTGCCAGAGATTCCTTGCCGTTGCTGACCAAGGCTCAAAAGGATGTTCAGGAGCAGATAGATGAACTCAGAGGCGGGGCTATATTCCAGCTCTTCGGTGAGGAGGGCTTGTCTTCTACCGATAAGGCGGCTCTCAAGGCGCTAGAGGATTCTTTTGTCGAGATTGACGATAAGATCAAGGCAGCGGAGAATACCATCGCCAAGGATTTGCCCAAGGCTTTGGAGACATTCAGGGCTGAGTCGCAACGTATTGGAGGCGAGATTGCAGAGGCGCTCGTTCAGAGAGAGGAGATTCAGCAACAGATTCGCAGGTCTTTCCAAGACTACGGAAGAGAGACCTTCTTCATCGGCAGGGGCCGTGGAGGTCTAACTGCTCAGGAGACTTTCGAGCGGCTGGGTCAAGATGAGCTGTCTGTTTCGCTGCGTATCAACAACCTCGAAGCTGAGGCTGAGCGCGCTGTCGACGAATTTGTTAAGCAGTTTAGTGGTGGGGACTTGTCGTTGTTTAGCACAGCGGAATTGCAGCAAGCTGAAGAGAGCTTTAAGGCGATTTCTGAATCTTTCCGCAATGGTCTTGCTGGACTTCAGGAGCAGAGGGATAGTCCTTTCTCAAGGGTTTTTGCTCAGTTCCCAAGGATCCTCGAAGAGACAAACGATAAGATCGGTACTGGTGTAGGACTCATAAATTCAATCTTTGGCCTCAGTCTGAGAATCGTCAGGGTCGTCATTGAGGTCGCTAAAGTGCTTTTTGACGTCAGTGGCATCCTTGAGCAAATCGAAAAGACGGAGATTGATTTGGCGGCCAATGAAAAGCTCCGACTACAGTTTGCTGAGGAGCTGAAACGTCGTCAAGAGGAGCAGCTCAGATTGGCTGAGGAAGCTCAAAAACTATCCGAAGAGTTCTCAGGAACCTTTGGTGACGCCGCCGATGCCAAGGACGCTATTGACAGATTCAATAAGCTCCTGGAGAGTCTACGCGGGGTAGCGGGTCAGTTTGGTGCCACTACAGGTAGGGTGCTTGACACTCAGGCAACCATTGGGCTTCTGAATGAAAAGACCCAGAACCTCAGTGACATCCTGAAGAGGGGGTTCTTTACAAAGAACATTCTTAGCAATGTCTTAGGTGGCTATAAGGATATTGAGGAGCAGGAGACCGCAATCAATGGCGTCGTATCTGCACTTGAAGATTACATAGCAGAGCTCATAGCGGCAGGTGACTTCAGTCTCGCCACTGTCTTTGAGTCTGCTCTGGCAAATTACAAGGATCTTCAGCAACAGATTTCGCGCCGGGTAGAGATACAGGCACTCCGTGATGCCGCAGCCGAGGCTCTCGGTCTCGCTGACGCACTAAAGGGCCTGGGCAACCTCGAACAGATTGATTTTCTCAATCGTCAGCTCGGCATCCTCCAGACCAAGCTTGAGGGCGCTCTCAAGCTCGGTTTGACATCTACAGCGGCGAGCACTCAAAAGGAAATTGCTCGAATCAAAGAGCTCCTTGAGGCGCTAAAGGAGACGATAGAAGCTACTAAGTTCGACTTCCAGCTCGGGTTCCTCGACCCCAAGATTGTTACCGACGTAGACAAGCTCAATGAGAGTCTGCGTCAGCTTGATGTCAAGAGACAAGACGTATTGGAGGGCTTGAGTCGGGATTTCAACACGCTGGCCGGTACCACTCCAGAGCTTGCTATCGCAACGGACTCACTCACTGATACGACGCTTCTCGCGAATCTGGATAAGCTTCAGAACTTCATCGCCAATGCAGGTGATGATGTTGATACGCAGCCCTATAAAGACTTGGAGCAAGCGATTTTTATCGCTATCAAGAGACTCCGAGAATTTAAGACAGAGAGTGAAACGATTGAGGAGGACCTTCGCCTGAAGGCCATAGGTAAGCAAGCCGAAGAGCTCGAAAAGTCTACTGCTCAGTTTGAAAAGCTTCAAGGCTTTGGCCTCTTTACCGACGCTGAAGCTGCCACGCAGCGACTACAGTCACTTCGCAGGGAGCTTGATTTTGCGATTCTCAATCAGCAAGACCTCAACGACCCAGACGGTCTAAGGGATCTGATCGGCTCCTACAATGGGGCTCTTGAGGTTGTCAATGGATTCACGCGTCAGCAGCAAGCCATCCAGTTCTTCCAGCAGCAACTAAGCTTTATCGGTGATGCTTTCGTAGAAGCGGCTCAGGGTGGTGAAGATTTCTTTGAAGCCTTTAAGCAGGGATTCATCAACACCTTCAATGCCCTCGTCGGCAAGCTCATCACGCTCATCGCTCTCTTCGCTATCCTCGCGGCTTTCGGTGTGGTTAAATTCGATGGCAAGGCATTCGGGTCTTTCCTTAGCGCCGGATTTGGATTTGACTCTCTCGCAGGAGGGGTTAGCCTACCCGGTACCAAGAGCCTTGAGCAAGGGGGTCTCGCTGTAGAGGGGTCCATCAGTGGCAACAATATCGTACTCGCTAACCAGCGCGGCACACGCGCTATCGACCGTACATTCGGATAATGGCTGTAGAACACATTTTTGACACGACCTACTACGCCCGCAGAGGTGATAAGGCGAATGCTGTTTTTGCAAAAAATGCTTACCGAGTAATCATTGGCAGCACGGCTGGCACGGTGTCTGTTAGTAGCACTTCTGAGCTACAGATATATGATCCTGGTTTGACACTGAAGTGGGACGGTGATCAGGACAGGTTCACCAATGCTATCATGGGTGCCACCCTGAGCTTCACCATCAGGATGGAGGACGATCAGCTCACTACGTGGGAGCAGATGTTGGACTTGCCCGAGGGTGACGTATTCTGCCTTCTCTTCAATGATCTGGATGACGGTCCATATTGGTACGGTCACTTGGTCATCGAGGATTGTTCTATCCGAGTAGAAAATGAGTATCACAGGGTCGACGTCACATTCACCGATGGTCTCGCTGCTTTGCGGGGTAAGCCATGGCGTAATGACGGGGACGACCTTCCTTATACGGGTTTCAAGAAACTTACCTTCTATCTGCGGGAGATCGCAAACAAGCTTCCTGGGTTCACCGCCTTTAAGGACTATCACGTAAACTATCTAGATGAAGATAGTGTTCCTATCATCCGTGAGCTCGGCATGCCCACCGCCGTCACGGGATATAACGGCTCGGATTACGACTACGATGAGCGAGACTTTGTCTTGGACAAGTGTCGGGTGCGTGCAGACAGCTTCAATGTTCCCAAGAGGCAGACAGACCGCTTCAGAGAGCTGGAGGCCGCTCCGGACTATCTCAACACCGCCGATGTTCTGGAGGACATCTGTAAGACTTTCGGTGCGACAGCGTGTATCTTTGGCGGCTTCCTCAATCTCGGATGTAGACATGATATCGCCACTCTTGGCGGAAGTGGAGTTTGGGCCGGCGAGTATTACTACGATGCCGTGGCCGATAGCTGGACCTTGACGAATGGTGGGTACAGCCTTATCACTCGTGATACTGAAGCTGACGATCACATCCAGTTTCTCTCTGGTGCAGTCAGGAAGAGGACGCTTCCTATTGCACAGGTCAACCTTACTCACGAAGAAGGTGGTAGCGACTACCTGGCTGCTTATGGATACTTTGTGAATCCAAACATCTCTTTTGTAAACCTGGACAACGCTTTTCTCTATCAGTCTTTTGTTCAGGCATCCGGGGGTGGTTCGATGTCTATTCAGGGCGGTGACATTTCCATTGACGGTATTCGCGACGACCTGTTCTTGAACTTTAGGAACAGCACAAATGAGGCTCCTGTGCCTGTTGTAGACTTGCCATTCTACAAGTCTCACGTAGATAGAACAGGGTATCTGGGCTTTGAACCAACTACTACAAGTGACCTAGAGCTTGCCAGTGGCGAATCCATTCGAGTCAATTTCGGTGGTAACGTAAAACTCTCTCATCCTCCCCCTCGTTTGCAGCAGACGTCTGATCGTCTTGTGGGATCAGTACTTATTGCTCGTTTTAGGGTTCAGTTCACTACAACGGATGATGTGGGTTACAGGCTAAGCCGAACCGTTCACACCCATGTATCCAGTAATGGTTCTCAGGATTATATCACAATCGAAGAGGGGATTACCAGTGCAGGGGACAAGGCTTACTTTCGCAAGCTTTACAATGAGGTAGAGTGGCTCAAAGACGACCACGCCGACTACGACGACGACGGATGGTTTGAGGTTATTATACCTCATGGGGACAGTGATAATAGCGGAGATGGCTATGGAGCTACGCTCTATCCTTTGACACAGGAGTACGATGGTCAGCTTTCATACGCTCCTATTGGCACGAAAATTAAGGGTGACAATGACGGTGCCGGAGTCATACTCAAAGAGGTAGGTGCCGGTTCCGGAACATGGCACTACTGGTTTAGGGACGTCCTCGACTTTGAACTCCCTTATGGTGATAATGATGCCACCCTGTCGTTTGAGGAGTTCTATATTGAGATGGGTTTCTCCTTGTTTAAGCCGCAGAACGGTCCTCGCCCGAATTATACGGGCCCAGGTGGTGTGGGGAATTACACTGAATGGTCAAACGAGAATCCAACATGGAGGAGTGAGAATGCAGACGGAACAGGTAGCGTAGGAACACCTCCAAGTACAGAAGCGACGTATGGTGAATCACCTGACTACATCCATATGACTGGCTTGCGCGTCACTCAGGGTGATGGCAGCGAGACCAGTGACTTGGTGACGAAGGTTACAGGCGGTGATGGTTACGAGATCTTAAATCTGGGTTCGTCTCGCTTGGGTTCTCGTATTGCTTATAGCAACACCCACATCAACAATGTGCTAGAGCTCAAGGTCAAGGACGGGTTCACGATAGATGACTTTGTGAGCCCTGAAGAGTTTACACAGAAGTGCAAGTGGAAGGGTCATAGGGGTCCCGAGCTTAGCGCAATTCCTAACACGGAATACGACTCACTACACGGCTATGTTGCCGAGAGCTTCTTGGAGATATTCGGTCAAACGATTCCGTACTACTCGTTGTCTATCAAACCCAAGAACGTAACCGGTGGCAGCAACAGCTACATGATGCTGAAGAACCCTTTCATGTGCATCCTCACGGATCAGCTTCGTGATGACAAGAGTGAGCAGGAGGTTCTGATGCCTATGTCTTACACATGGACTATGAACGAGGGCGTGCAGGGAGAGTTCCTCGTCGTCGGTAAGGAGAGAAATCTCGATACCACTATCTTGGATTACACTGGTCGTCCAAGTCGAGGTTTCGGCGGCGTCATCGGGTTGCCTACGGGTGTGGACGTCATTCGCCCCGTATTTCAGTCTCGCAATGTCACCAACAACATCACCATTGACGAGGATAGCGGTGAGGTTACTGGTATTACGGTAAATACAGGCAGCACGGTATTCGATGCAGACAAGGTTTCTCAGGGCACGACCAATAAGTTTGGTACGGCGACTCAGTTCGCAAAAGTCGACCACCTAACCGTCTCTTCCGACACGAACCTCGACACCCTCCGCGACAATGTAGCCGACAACAACGACAAGGTCTCATTCCCTGGATTTGGCCGCACTGCTAACCTGGCATTGGAGGGTGACACACCAACGATCCAGGATATTCAGGAACTCCCGCAAGTAGCTCGTGATGATGGCGTCGCGGACCCTGTGACGGTCATCGCAGAGAACCCTGAACTCCTCACCCTTGTTGTGGAAAGCGATGTTGCAGGATATACGGGGCTAAAGCAGTTTACGGTACAGCAAATGTTTCAAGGCATCGTCCAGGGTGGCCTTCAGGACATGGAGAATGACGGATACATTGCTGACGTTGCCGACTATGAAGGAACTACATCTGGCGTGCTTGGTGACTTCAATGATGACGGTTCTGTTGGAAGTGCAGACTTGCTGGATTTTTTGGTTCTCTACGGAACTGTTTATGTCGGTGACAACGGAGCATTTTCCTCAACAGAGGTTCCTATTGATAACTCTAACTATTTAAATGAGATGCTAAGTTTTTACGACGCAACTGACGTACTGCCTCAATACTTTAACTGGGATGACGCTGATGTCGGCACAGTTGTTACGGGAGGGGTCTCCGTAAACACCTATGGCAGCGATGAGACACCCGCCAATACAGTAGAGTTTGTGAGTGGTACCAACCCTCAGTATCCTATTACATCTTGGACTCAGAAGAAAGTTGTTATCTCCGCTAAAGGAAACACCAACAATCCTCATTTTTATGCGCAGGACAGCGTCGCAGGTCAAGAGAAGAAGATTGTAGCGAATGTAAGGACATTCGACAGCTCCGGAACTCTTCTTCAGGAGCAGATCCGGGTGATAGCTACCGTGGTCAGCGTTCTACCCGGGTCTAAAACTTACTCGTGGACTGACGTATTTGGTGCTGGTGTTTCTTCGGTTGTAGACGTGCCTCTGGCGGGCTCGGATATTGAAAAGATACAGGTCAGGCTAGGCGTTGCTCCGAGCTCTCTTGATGACACCCTTTTTAATTTTGGCGCAATTCGCTTTACTGTAAAAATGCAATCTGTAACCTCATAAGATAGCCATGGGTGTATTAAAGTTTTACGAGAAGAATGGCAAAGTTGTGTTTTATGACCCCAAGGGTAATTTACGCCTGTACGATGCTGATGGCGATCTGATCGCAACCAATGGTGAGAGCGCGGACACTGTACACATCAAGTTTTCCGAAAACCTGTCTACTTATCTAGTCTATGACTTGGATTGGGACAGGATTTTCCAGGATGATGGCATTACGAATTGGGGCACAGACAGAGCTACTACGGTGTCGAACCTCAACAACGACCTGCTGAATATTGGGCTGCCCTATCCAAGCGGTGTGGCTATAGAAGTCAAGAACGACCATGGGTCAGCGCTGTCCAAGGGAGACCCCGTGGTGTTCAAGTCTTACGATGGTCTTAATGACATTTTGGAGGTTGAGCTTGCTCGTGCCGACAACTCCGCCAAGATGCCCGCTCAGTACATCTTGCAGGAAGATATCGCCAATGGTTTGTCAGGTAAGGCCGTGGCCTTTGGACTGCTTGATAAGATGGATACAGACAGCTTCTCCACGGGGGATCAGCTCTACGTGGCGCCAACAGGAGGTCTTACCGCCACTATACCTACTGGCAACAATATCGTTCAGGAGGTGGCTATTGCCCTTAATTCAAGAGCAGCCCCTCAAGGGGCAATCATGATCCAGGGCCTTGGGAACGATGAAAGTCGCCTGTCTGACGCTGCAATTAGCGGTGACTATGACGATCTCACAAACACCCCTGACATCCCGTTCGATGTTGAGACATACGATTTCGCAGGAGACAGGAACCTCAACACCAATGGTAACGACTTCAACCTCAAGAATGGCGCTGTCATCGCCCTTCAGTTCGATGCGTCTGCTTCGCAGGTAAACGTCACCCTCCCTCTTGGGCTTTCAAATAAAACCAGCGGCGGCCAGGCGAAGTTCTTGGAGCGGCCTCTCAATGGCAATAACGCCATCACGATTAAGGCTCCAGACGCCTTGTCTGCTGACACGACCTACACGCTGCCTTCTGCTGACGGCACCTCGGGACAGTTCCTGAAGACGGACGGTAGTGGCAACCTCTCGTTCGATACGGCGGGAGGTTCAGACCCTATCATCCCACTGACCACCATCTCGGGTAGGTATCAGTGGGCCTCGACTGACAACAACGAAAGGGTGTACACTGGTAGCACGAGCTACGGCCCGTTCAACTGGTACAACTTTACGTCAGAGCCTGGGCAGCTTGCCATCCGTACTTATTCTGGAACCGAGGTGGCGGGTACTACGAGTGTGTCTATGAGTAGCTACCTGCTCATCGCTTACGCCATCAAGAACCCTTACTCCACAAAGAAGGTACGCCTCGACTACGACTTCCGAATCTACGGCAGTCCTTCGGTGACTTCAGGCACACCGTTTGGATTTAGTATTTGGAGTGCCAATGCTGCGACATCGGGTTCGAGCGGGTCTACCACCTACACCTACCGAGGCGAGAGCTCTGACCATGCAGTGAATACTAGCTCAATCGCCCACTACCATGGGTCGTTTACAACATCCGCTGCGATCACGGACGACTACATCCTCGTACTGCCAGAGCACAGAAACACCACCGGTATCAACGGGACTACATATATGTACGCAAACTTCACCGTCTACATGGTTGACTAATGAAAAACCCAGAAAACGTACCACTCACGAAGCTTGACAGCAAGGCAAGCCTTTCCGAAGTCATCACGACGCTGAACCAAATCATCGGCGCCATCAACTCTATGTGGGATCAAACAGAAAATCTTGAAGAATGATTAAAAACCTCGTAGTTCTATCTCTACTCACACTTTTCTTTAACGCAATCATGGCTCAAGAGGAATGCTCCATCCTCATGGGTCCTAAAATCATGGGGCTTGACGCGGCGCGGGTAGAGGTGGATTTGGACGAGGTTGAGGTGCAAACATTACCGGTTGTTTTTCATATTGTTCATACGGGATCTACGTCAGAGAGCA